TGGCAAAAATATAGCTCAAAAATTTAAAAAGAAATCAATTAGACCATCATTCAAGGGAGAATAAGTATAAAATGATGATAGAAGAGGATATATTAATACCTGAAGATGTTTATGATGAAATCTGTATAATTATGGATTGTGAATATATATCTTTTATGGGAATTAGTTAGTCTTTGAAGACTCTGCTTGAATTATTTTATTTTGCCACTCTTTTCTTTGTCCAGGGGTCGGTCTTCTACTTTTTAACGGTGCTACTCCTACTTTCTCTGCTCTCTTACGCCATCTATACCATTCTTTTTGCTTGGCATTATATTTTACCCTTGCTTCTTCTTTTTTTATTTCTTTTATTGTTATCTTTTTCTCTTTAGCTGCTCTTTTGCCTTGATCTTCTGTATTTCTTGGTGGCAGCCCCCCATCTTCAACAACAACCTCAGCAGCGACATCTATTATATCCTCATCACTAACAACCTCTGCAACCTCTGCACTTTTTAAGAACTTCTCAAACGGACTATCAATCGTAACATTAACATTCTTTACTAACTTACCACTATGCTCAAGCACCAATCTACCTGCCTGGACATTACCTTCTTTAGCCTCTCTTACCATAGCATTTAACACAGCAGGTATCTCTGCACCAAACTCTAACATATACCTATCATATATCGCCTCAACAAAATTCGGATCTTGTTTCCACAAATGCACAGTACGTTCTGTAACCCCTACTTTTTTTGCCACATTTTGGATTGTGAGGTGTGGATTTAGAGCCAAAAGTTCGGCAGCAAGGGTTTTGGCAGGGTTCTTCTTAATATCGGCTAATTCGGACATATTATAATATAAGCATTTTCAAAGATAACTTCAAAGTTCTTACGC